CTACGATGGCGCAGGCGCTGAAACAATTGTAGAACAAATTGAAGATGAAATTATTGCACTAACTGATTTATCAGGCGCAACACCAGCACAAATTGATTTTACTGGCGTAACTTGCACAGTAAAAACTACACTAGAACTAGCATAAGTTAGTACGTTTTATACTATCCAAATAGGCTCTTCGGAGCCTATTTCCTTCTATAAATACTAGTATGGCAAAGAGTTTAGATGGCGTTCAGATTAAGAAGGCCCATGAAAAGCAAAAATATACACTAGAGGAAGTCAAGCACTTAGAGGCTTGTATGGATCCTATCACAGGTCCATTATACTTTTGTGAAAACTTTTTAACAATTCAACACCCGGTAAAAGGGTCAATGAAGTTTGTGCCTTATGGATTTCAACGAGAACTAATTCAAGCATATGCAGAAAACAGATACTGTGTCGCTATGCTACCAAGACAGATGGGCAAGACAACCTGTGCTGCTGGATACCTATTATGGTATACGATGTTTACTCCCGAATCGCAGGTGCTAATTGCTGCACACAAATATACAGGTGCGCAGGATATCATGAACAGATTTAGATACGGATATGAAACATTGCCTGACTTTGTTCGTGCTGGTATCTATACATACAACAGAAACACAATTGAATTTGATAACGGTAGTAGAATACAAGCAACTACTACAACAGAAGATACTGGACGTGGTAAATCACTTTCATTAATATATTGTGATGAGTTTGCATTTGTGCAACCACCAGAAAAAGCCAAAGAGTTTTGGACTGCACTATCACCCACACTATCAACAGGTGGTAAGGCAATCGTTACTAGCACACCGAACTCGGATGAGGATCAGTTTGCCATGATATGGACTGAGGCAAACAAAAAGTTTGATGAATTTGGTAATGACAACGTTGTAGGAACCAACGGCTTCTATCCTTATTTTGCTCCATGGACAGAGCATCCAGATAGAGATGATGCATGGGCAGCAGAAGAACGTTCCAAAATTGGAGACGAACGATTCCGTCGTGAGTTTGATTGCGAATTTTTAATCTTTGATGAAACATTAATTAATAGTGTGAAACTTGCTGAACTTGAAGGCAAAGAACCAATTCAAAATATGGGTCAAACACGTTGGTATAAAAAAATTAATCCTAAAGCAACTTATTTGTTATCACTTGATCCATCACTAGGAACTGGTGGCGACTACTCAGCCATACAGATATTTGAAATGCCCGCAATGGAACAGGTTGGAGAATGGAGACACAATCTTACACCTATACAGCAACAGATAAGACATTTAAAGAGTATCTTAAAATACATTTATGATGAACAAACTGCCGGCGGCAATGCAAATCCTACAATATATTACAGTTGTGAGAATAACACCATAGGCGAAGCAGCATTAGTTGTTATTAAAGATATAGGTGAAGAAAACTTCCACGGGCTATTCCTAAGTGAACCTATGAGAAAAGGACATGTAAGAAAATTTAGAAAAGGATTTAATACCACACACAAAACAAAGATTACTGCCTGTAGCAGTTTTAAAAATGCATTAGAAAGAAACAAGATGAAGATTAATAGTAAACCGTTAATATCAGAGTTAAAGACATTTGTAGCACACGGTGTAGGATACGGTGCTAAAACAGGCGAACATGACGATTTAGTCAGTGCCTGCTTACTAATCATACGCATGGCAAGTCAATTGGCTGATTGGGATCCTAAAATATATGAAAAAATGACGGAGAGAATGACCGAAGACCAGTACCCAATGCCGATATTCATAAGCGGCGGTTTTTGATAAATAATAATATGGATGCAACCAACAACATTTCAACCGATCTGTTCTATAAAATTAGAAGTAGATTTACAGGTTTAAAACTAGGCGAATCAACAGGGCAAATTACAATAAACCCTGAAAATGCTCGTTTCTTTGATTTTGACTACATGGAAAACGATAAAAACATAGGGCATGTAAGCATTAGTTTAGCAGAACCTAATTCAATGAAGGTATACTTTTCAAGTGGTATAACTGAAGGGATGGACCAAGATCAAAAAGGCAATTGGTACGCTTTCCTAAAAGAACTTAGAATGTTTGCAAAACGCAGACTATTGGCATTTGATACTAGGGACATTGCAAAGGATAATTTAGACAAACGTGATTATGCTTTCCTTAGTCAACACTCAACGCCACAATCGGATAACGATACAATAACTAAACCCGTCGGAGAAGCAGTAATGAATGAGAGTAATCTTTATGGAACTAAAACACAAAGTTTCCAAAAGTTGGAAGACACGAGATTAATTATTAAGCACAGCAAGAAACTTGCTGATGACTTTGAACAAAAACCAGGCGATAGAAGCAGAAATATTTCTGCACTATTTGTTGAAAACCAAGACGGTGAAAGATTTAAATATCCTTTTGTTCATTTAGCAGGTGCAAGAGCTATGCAGCGACATGTGGCTAACGGCGGGTTACCATATGATGCTATCGGCGAAAGCATTATTAAAACAAGTGAAGAAATTGCTCAACTAAAAAGTTTTACAAATTACTGTGTACGTAACGATTTAATGAACTCCGACACTAATAGTATCGTTGAACGTAGTAAAGCACAGCTCAACGGGTTGAGAGAAAGAATTGCAAAATTATCTAAACAGGCACATTACGAAAACTATGTAGCAGAATTCCAAGAGCCAGAGGCAATGGAAATACCAGATGATGTAATGAAAGAATACACAGAAAAATTTACAGTTAAAAACTTTAAAGAAGATATTGCTAACGCATTTCCTATCATTTATAAATTAATGAAGGAAGAAGAAACTTTAGGCTATGACGACATAGTCGGCGGGATGAGTGAGGCAAGTGAAACAGAAGAAACTGAAGAAAAAGTTTCAGAAGATCCAATGGCAAGTTTTGAAAATTGGGTTAACCAACTAGGCGAAGAATCTCCACTAACAATGGCAGACGAAGAACAAAAGTCAGACATGGTTAAAAAACTAAATGGAATGCTTAACACAGAATTCCAAGCAGGCGTAGAAGGTATTAATGCTATTCAAAGTTTAGAAGGCATTATTGAAGATCCTAAACTAGAACAAGATATTAAAAATGCAGGACCAGAAGCAGATGTGCGTCCTATGGTTAAGGCTTGGGTTGAAGAAAATGCACCAGACGTATTAGCCGAATTAGATTTTGGTGATATGGTTGATGAGCCTGCAGCAGACGCAGCCGAAGTTGAGCCACAACAAGAAGATATGTCCAAAGGTATGAACAAGTATGGACTTGCTGCTATTAATAAAGATGGAAAATTTTATAGCGTTAAAGACAATGAGATTACAGGCGAGTTTGATAGCATTGAAGAACTTAAAAAACATCAAGAAGAATTACTAAACAAAGAAGAATCAGTTGAGGTTGCAGAAGGCGGCAATGCTTGGGATATGGCAGTTACAGGTGGAATGGAAATTATTCAAGATTGTAATGATGCAGAAGAATGCATTAAAAGACTTGAAGGTGAGATTACAGGTAGTAATGAGCCAGACGAATCCTATGCAGATGCAATTTACAAAGACTATATTGAAAAGATTAAAACAGATGGCTTTGATAAAGTGAGACACGAAATTGACAGTCAAGAGTTTCACGGTGATATTGCAGGCGATATTATGGATATGGAAAGCCAAGAAACTGAAGGCAACGAATACGGCGATAAAGTTTCAACTCTTAAAGCACAAGGTGCTAAGAAAGGCACTAAGTTTAAAACATCAGATGGTGAAGAACATACACTAGAAGGTTTAGCAGAATTTATTAAATCTTTTTATGATGGTGCTACAGGCACTTTTCCAAAAGGCCCAGAAGGTGTAGCAACAATGGTAGGCAAGAAGTTCGGTGAACAGGCTGAGCAGGTTGCACGTAAGATGGTAGAAAGAATGGCTCCTGCACAAGAACAAGGCGCAGAAGACTTAGAAGAACTAGAACGTATTAAACAATTAAGCACATTTTAATGATTTTACGTATTGATTTTGTACGTAAAGATGTTTAAATAATAGTGTAGTAGGAAACTGCTACACTATTTTTTTCACTTTATAAAGGAAATATTATGTGGACAAAGCCTCAAGCAATAGAAATGAGATTCGGCTTCGAAGTAACGATGTACATAGCCAACCGATAGACAAAGAAGTAGAAGAACACAAAGAAGTAAAATTAGACATACGCAAATTAATTGAAACATTAGACTGCGAATAAAGAAAGGATCTTCGGATCCTTTTCTTTTGGCTAAACAAACCTATTTTAAATTAAAAATAGACTTGACGGACTAAATAAAAGAGCATATAATACATAGTATGCATTAGGCATAAAATGACATTTACATTAGGCAAACAAAGGAGGCTACAAAATGGCATCATTAGCAGAGATCCGCGCAAAACTAGCGGAACAACAAAATCGCTCATCTGGTAATTCTACTGGAGGCGGAGACAACGCAATTTACCCACATTGGAATATGCAAGAAGGCAAGGAAGCCGTGGTAAGATTCTTACCAGACGGTAACACTGACAACACATTCTTTTGGGTAGAACGTGCGATGATTAAATTACCTTTCGCAGGTATTAAAGGCGAATCAGATAACCGTAACTTAATTGTGCAGGTTCCATGTGTGGAAATGTACAACGATGGTACTACTTGTCCGATTCTAACAGAAGTACGTCCATGGTTTAAAGATAAGAGTCTTGAAGACATGGGTCGTAAGTATTGGAAAAAGCGTTCTTATATTTTCCAAGGCTTTGTAAACGAAGATCCAATTGGTGAAGATTCAACTCCAGAAAATCCAATTAGACGTTTTATTATTGGTCCACAAATTTTCCAAATTATCAAGGGTGCATTAATGGATCCTGAGTTGGAAGAATTGCCAACAGACTATATGCGTGGCGTAGACTTTAGAATTAAGAAAACATCTAAAGGTGGTTATGCTGATTATTCAACATCACAGTGGTCACGTAGAGAGCGTGCATTGAGCGATGAAGAAAAAGCAGCAGTTGACTCAAACGGTGTGTTTAACTTGTCAGACTTCCTTCCTAAGAAGCCAGGCGAAGTTGAACTTAAAGTAATGAAAGAAATGTTCGAAGCATCAGTAGATGGTGAAGCATACGATATGGACAGATGGGGACAATACTTCCGTCCAGCGGGTGT